CGTAAGCAAAACGCATGGATTACTGGCGAGGCTGACATTGTTGCAACCCACAAGATCATTGACATCAAATCAAGCTGGTGTTTGACCACGTTCCCAGTCACCGCCGACCAAGGCGAAGACAAAGGCTATGAATGGCAGCTACGGGCTTACATGATGCTGTGGGACAAGCCTTACGCTGAGATCGCTTATTGTCTAGTTTCAACGCCTGATGACCTTATCGGTTGGGAGTCGCCTACGCTGCACCAGGTTGACCACATTAATCGCGAGTTGCGTTTGACGCTGGTTCCATATGAAAGGGATTTGGTCTTGGAAGAAAAGATCAAAGTCAAAGTAGAAGCCGCCCGTGTCTACTACGATCAAATTGTTCGGGAAATTGCTAATCAACACATTTTTTAAGGTTTTTATGTCTAAAGTTGTTAAAGAAATCACCATCATTGCTGGTCAGTACAAAAACAAAGATGGCGCACAAAAAAATCGTTATCAACGAATTGGTAGCATTATTGAAACCAAAAATGGTGATATGTTGAAACTTGACCAGATGCCTTTGATTGATGGCGGCTGGAATGGATGGGCTTACATCAATGACCCGCAAGTCAAAGACAAGTTTGCAGGTTTACCGCAAGACAATCCTGAAGATTTGGCGTTTTAATTTTTAGGGGGGATGCGTACTCCATGATTTGCATGCTCTGTGTCACCATGCAGGCTTAATGAAGCAAATCCCCCCACCTTTAAGGAATAAAAATGAAAGAAGAAATTGAGCGTGAATTGAATGCTTGGAAAGCAGGTATTGATGCAATCCTTCAAGTGCTTTTTTACTTGGGATTATTTACTGCACTGATGTTTAGCGTGGGTTATTTTTGGTATCGTACATGAACTGGCCATTCCCACCATTCCCGATGCCACCGCAAGCACCGATTAAAGAGAAGCCCACGCCGTTTAATCCAGATGATTTTGAGGATGCGTTACTATGAAACTACAAGCTGGAAACCCAAACCTAATGCGAGTCAATAAAGAAGTCTCGCTCGGCAATTTTGCCAACATCCTTGGTAACAAAGCCCATGCCAAAGAACGCCGAGGCTTTAAACCCTCTGTTAAAGACCCCGAGGCTGTGCCAGCACCGGCAATGAATATCTGGGCGAGGGAATCTTATGTGCCTGAGAAGTCAGGTTACGTGCGCCCCGGTGCGAATGACCATTTGAAATTTAAAAGCAGGGGGATGTGATGAAAGACAAAGCATTGAGGCTGGCGCTTGATGCGCTAGAAAATCACACGGCAATCAAGCATCCTCAGCAAATCCATTACCGAGATGCTGCTATTGATGCAATCAAAGAAGCCCTAGCACAGCCAGCGCAGGAGCCGGTGGTTAATGAAAAAGGTACGGGGCAAATTGCCACCACCCCACCACAGTCAGCGCAGGAGCCGGTGGGCAAATGGACGGGAAAAGAAATTGAGTGGAGTGATAACCCGTACAAATTCAAACAAGGGCAATTCATCTACACCACACCACCCCAGCGCCCGTGGGTAGGGCTGACGGATGAGGAACGAGAGTATTGGATTGGTTGTAATACCACTAAACAAGCACTTGCTAGGGCTATTGACAATGCATTAAAGGAGAAGAACACATGACTAAAGACGAAGCATTGAAGCTGGCGCTTGAGGAGTTGGAAGCAACAGGAATTGTTGAAATAAGAAACTGCAAATACGGGGCAACGAAAATTATCCGTAAAGCCCTAGCACAGCCAGCGCAGGAGCCTGATTACTGGCTGGGATATGGATTGCAAGCGCATACAGAGAAGCCTTTTGAAAACGCTACTGCTCTTTACATCACCCCACCAAAGCGCGAATGGGTAGGGCTGACGCATCAACAAACAAAAGATTGCATGGCCGCATGGGATGGCAAGGATGCGTATGTTTTGTGTCGCGCCATCGAAGCCAAACTCAAGGAGAAGAACACATGAACGAACGCATGTATACCGCCGACGAAGTGGATGCAATGATTGCACGAGCAGTCAATGCAGCAAAGCAGGCACAGCTATCTGAACTATTTGGAAATCCCGAACAGTTGGAGTTCGCCGACCTCATCCGCGCCGATGAGCGTGAGGCGGTTGAAGATTTGCTGAAGGAATACGACATGGTTAACTCGGCATTTGCCAAAGATTTCCGAGCAAGGGCGAACACATGACTAAAGACGAAGCATTAAAAAAGATGTATCAATTATTGATGACAGAATCTCATGCTCCTATGCTTTGTGACCAGCTTGAAAGCATAACAAGGGAGGCATTGGCGCAGTCACCAGAACCCCGCAACTTCTGTCCCCGCTGCGGTAAGCGCACGGCTGACTTGAATGTGATACACACCTGCACGCCACCTCCGTGGGGAGAGCCAAATGCAGATGAAATTGTACGGAGTAAAAAACATGACTGAAAAGCACATTGCACTTGCAAAGCAAGCTGGCTTTAAGAATGACTGCGATGGGGTTTGGTGCAACGCAGATCAGCTAAAGAAATTCGCCGACCTTATCCGTGCCGACGAGCGTGAGGCTTGTGCGAAGCTATGTGAGAGCCATGTTAGCTATCCGTCACGACTGCATTTTGCAGCAGCCATACGAGCAAGGAGCGACAAATGAACGAACGAGACGAAATCGCCCAAATGATGCAAGACAGCGCAGGTATATCTTGGGGAACGGAAGAACACTTTCATCGGTTCTCCGACCTTATCCGTGCCTACGAGCGTGAGAAATGCAGCAAAACACGGGCTGGCAAACCAAGAAGAATGCCAACTGAGGGCAAGGGTGCCTTATGGTACGTCGCAGCCTCTTGTTTTGATAAAGGATGGCGTGAAGGCGCAGCATCTGTACGCAAAGCCATCCGAGCAAGGGGAAATACGTGACCGAACAACGCTACCTCGCAGGGGGCCAAGAGTTCTTCTACCCCCACGCTGGCGACCCTAAACCACCTATAGATACTAAAGTGCTTATATTATCTCAAGGTGGTATTTGTACCGTGGGTTTTTGGGGTAGTGGATGGTGCCTTGGCTGGCTACCACTGCCAAAACGCAATCAAGAGAAAGAAAAAAATGAGTTTGTCAAAACATAGGGTAATCAGAGAAACTTTACACAATGAACCAGATGGCATGACGGTTTTTGAAATTTCTTCTCTTACGGGAATAAAAAAGGATACCATTCGCAATGCGCTTGAAGATATGCCAGACACCTACATTGATAGGTGGGTAAAACAACCAATGTCGCCGCCAGAGGCCGTCTGGATTGCCGTTGTACCACCATTAGATTGTCCCAAACCATGAAAGACCTGCCAAACTTTGCGGCCTGGAGCAATGAGAATCTAGCTAAGTTTGCAGAAGACGCTTACGTTCGTATGCAGCAGCAACAAGAAGCAATAGAAGCACTTAAAAACGACCTTAACTTTGTAATGAAAGAACTTAGAAAAGTTTTAATTTCGCAACAAACAAAGTAATCAACCGTGTAATTTGAATGTTGTAAGATGTTTTTGCACGATTCCGCTGCACTAATTTTTTGGAGAACATCATGCTATTTACTATTACCGTTGACCTGCCGGGTTCCGCTTACTTTGAATTTTCTACTGAATCTTTGTTTGAAATGGCTGAAATTGCTCAAATGTTGGGCAACACCGATGTTGTGGAAGACGATGAAGAAGATGAAGTTGAAATCCCAGAAGAAATCGCCAAGTTTTTTGAAGATGACGAAGATTACATTTACGATGAAGATCAAGACGTTTTTTGCTGGTACGATGAGCAGCATGAGGCTTGGTATTACCTTAACGTAGAAACTGGTGAGTGGCTGTTAGTGGAAGATGCAGACGGTTTTGAAGTTGAAGATTCGGAAGCTGTTTGAGTAGTTCTAAGAGGACAAATTTGAGCGTTTTGTATACATAAGCGTTCTTATTTGTCCTTTAAAGACCACTTACATCAACAACCTCACCCCTAAATTCGATCTGTCCTTCATTCCATTTGTGTACCAACTCAGGCCACAATAGCTTCCCATCCTTGATTGTCAGCACGGCAAAACCAGAACGATGGTTCAACGGGTTTTCTTCAGAATAATCAAACTGAGGGCCATGAGGCTCTGCCAGAGTGCCCGTATCCACGCCAAAACGGTTGCCGTTGTAGTCTGCATAGGGCGTGACCTTTAAACTGTGCAAATGCCCCGTCACAATGCTTTTACCAGCCCCTACCGTATTGTTGTGGGTAGCGTGTACGCCATTCCTGTATCGGTGCTTGACAATAATGTCATCAGTGACCCAAACCGAAATACAAAATGACCAATCTGTAAAATGGTCGGATAACTTAAAGCCTGGTGTTTGTACGTATTGTGGTGCATTGGACGCCAAACGCATTTCAAATCGAGCATCATGATTGCCCATTGTAAACATTAGCTTTACATTTTGCCGTGCTTTTTTGGCGGTTTCCTCTATTTCACCAAGCATCTCTTTGCAGGCTTTTAGTTCATCAATCACGCTGGGTGTGTGAACCCATCCCAAAGGTGGATGGCGAGAGATAGATGCACCGTCAAAAGCATCACCATTGCAAATAACTGCTTTCGGCTGTAGTTTTTCAATCGCCCACAATAAACCCTGAAAAGCAGTAGTCCGTATCCCAGGCCAGAAATGAGCGTCAGAAAAAATAATAACTGTGCCATTTTCAATTCCAAGTTCTGATTTTGGTCTTACAGGAGATGCGGTGTACGATTCCTTATTTGTGGGAAGTGTTATATTGAGTTTGCCTTCAATATGGTTTCTGCGTCTATAGATGTTGCGTTCAGTGCTACCAAGAGTTTTAGCCATCTTTGACGGTGATGGATGCAATTTCCAAAGTTCTACAAATTCATCATCTGAGACACTCATGGTAAGTCCTTGATTTTAAAAACTTTTGGACATTAACACATTTGTATTACGCAAGCATTGATGCTACTGATTGCACGCTTGAAACACGGTTGCCCCAACCTTTACCAAAGATTGACCAGGTAGGCAAAGATTCAAGATATTGAAGTCTAGTATCGTTGTACTGAGCAATTAAGAATTGCACGGGATAAGTGTTTACAACCTCTAAAGTCTTTGGGCCGATAGCGCCATCAACTGTAACGCCTACGATCTCTTGTAGCCACTTTGCAGCCCTTCCTGGCCCACTGTTAATGGCAGCATCAAACACCGCATAATCCAAGCCTTTGGGCAACTGGTCGCCTGATACTTTGTCCCAATACTTGCGCTTGTACAACGGCGCAACGTCATCAGGCGTCAGGGCGCGCATGTCAGCCTCAGACACCTGATGACCTACAAATTCTTCCCATGTCGCCTTAGTGCAGCCCCAGTTAGTGATACCGCCTGGGTCGTCTTTGTGGTTACTGAAACCACCCTCTGATGCTAAAACACGTGCTAGGCAATCTTCAAAATTTGATTTCATTTAGCTGCTACGCCGTTAATTTTCTCAATGGTACGCAAACCACCCAAGCCCAGCATTCCCATTAGTACAGGCAGCATTTCAGTAAGATTAGCGGGTGCAAGATCAATAGGATAACCAGCTAATGCCAGTCCAACTTTGGCAATTGGTAAACCAATCCAGTTCCAAGCACAAGCGGATCCGCATACCCAGCCGATAAATGGTCGCCATCCAGATACAAATACGCTGGGATTAGCCGCCTCAACCTTGTTGGTGTCAATTTGTCCTTGAACAACCATTACTGCGGCAGCAAGTTGCTGCTTTTCAGCCTCTGATTTGTCAGGCCAGATTTTATTGATGGCGGTGTTTACTAAATCAGAGATAGAACCAAGACCAGTAATGTCCATCATTTATCCTGCTTTGCTTCTAGCTTGTCAAAAATTTTATTGAGCATTTCTTTGATGTCTCGCATATCTTCTTTGTGGTCATCGCGGCTAACGTAACTTTTTGGCAAGTCTTCGCGCAGTTTGGACAAGTCAGATTTCAATTCTTTAACTGCCGACCAAAGTTCACGGGCAAACCAGCCGGTAACTGCCATTGAAACGCTAAGACCCACATTGAGAAGTTGTTGTGTTTCCATGATGTTACTTTGTTAAATCTTGCAATTTGTTTGTGCCGCTTTGCTTGCCAAGAGCAGCAGCTTTCGCCAATTCTGTTTTTGCCTTTTGTGCTTGTTTAGACATTGCGCTTGCTGCTAATTTTTCCGATGCTTTTACGCCAGCTTGACCACCCAAATACGCACCAACAGCAGCGCCAGGAGCCTCCCCAATCGCACCACCAATAGCAGCACCAGCACCAGTACCGAGTTTACCTAAATTACCTTCAATTAAACCAACACGCCTTGATTGCAATGCTGCGCCTTCATAGCCATGTATTCCGGGCATTATGTGACCAGCAAGGTTTAAAACATGGAACTTACGTACTTCATCCGGTGGAAATGTTTCTAGTATTTTTTGACCAACAACAGAATTTAAAACCTTGTTTGCGCTGTTTTGGTTCCATTCACCCATCTTAGACGCGCCTGCACTTTGAACTTCTCTAGCCAACGCACCATCAATTTCAGCCCTTGCAGCGCCAGCGGCTTGACGTAGTTCTTGTGGAACAGGCGGCATTCCTTCTGGTGCGCCTCTAACTCGCCCGTTTTCTAGTTCGCTTAAAGTGTCCCGAATATGCCGCCACTGGTCTTTGGGAAGATTGTTTAACTTTGTTGGAATTTTTTCTAATGCTGTAGATGATGTAACAACGCCATTTGCATCAGTCTCGCCAAACAAAGTTTTGATGCCTTTGGAGCCAAGAATTGTCTTTTCAACCTGATGAATCTTGTCGCCAAGTTTATAAAGCGCAGGGTCAGCAACAGATGCAATATCTTGGTCAATGGCTTGGTTTACCTTTTGAATAGCCCTTGCGTTTTGCGGAGTCCATTCGGCGTTCATTGCCTTACGAACAGAATCATAGGCGGCAACAGAACCAGGTGGATGCAACACGCCGTTAGCGTCTTTGAATCCAACAGTTTTAGCAAGATTTAAATATTCCTGAGCAGCAGACTGCACACCTTCAACACCTTTGATTTTCAAGCCAGCAGCCCATTGTGGATCTTTTAACAGATCATCAATATGCGTTGTATTGATTTGGTTGTTACCAACTTTTTCAAATGCTGAATCGTAAACTTTCTTTTTGGCTTGGTTAAGATAGCCTGTAATGCTTGTCGGTGCTTCATCCATAGGCGATTGACCGTGGAAAACATCATTGATGGTTGCTCCACGTTGTTCGTCATTGATAAGCCTAGTGGATGCTCCGGTGGCGTTAACACGGTCTTCAGCAAACTTAGATAAGGCGGCTTGTTCATTAGCAATCTTTTGCTTATAAACTTCACCCTCTGGCGTTCCTAGTTTTGCTTTTGTGTATTCAGTCCGCAATGTGTTTTCATTGCCCGTTACAACGCCTGGACGAACACCGCCTTCAGGTGCGACTTCTTGAACAATCTGCGAACGCAAACGCTGTTCGGAGACTGGCACATCATTGGGAGTTTTGGATAGCTTAACTTGCGGGAACTGACCGCGCACATTTTCTTCACCTGTAATCTGTCCAGCAAATGGATTGCTAGTGGTTGCGGCTGCTCCTGCGCTACCTTCTGGCGCTTTACGGGCTTCAAATTGGGCTTGTGCTTCTGCCTTACTAAGTGGTTTGACTACTTGCAGTTCAGCGGCGGCTTCTTGAATTGGTTTAGCTATTGCCTGCCCAACTTGTTTAACGCCAGGAGCAAGTTCCTTAACTGCTTGAGGAATAGCGGTAGAACCAATCGTAACCATGTTGCGAATGTCAGCAGCAGGAACGCCAGTTTTTTCAGAAATCTGCTCAGGTGTCATCCCCAACTTATTGAACATTTTGTTCACTTGTTCGGCAATAGGTTGTGTAATTCCACCTAACGGATTTTGATACGCTTCCTTGCCCGTAATGCCTAAAGCCTTACCCAAGGGTTGGTCAATGCTTGCAGCGGCTGCTTGGCCTGTTTGCGCGGCTTGTTCAGGCGATTGAACGGTTCTTGCTAAAGCCTGTACACCAGCGCCATAAGTAGCGGGGACAATGCCGTACAAAGTATCAATTGCACCGGCTGCTCTTGCTCCCAAATTTGGTTTAATTTGCAAATATTTGTTTGCCAAATCAGCGACAGCGTTTGTAATTGGGCCTGTGCTTGGTCTTGGAACATAAGCACCCATTGTCCCTTCTGCCGTACTCGTAGTCATTGCAGCGGGGGTTTGGGTAGGTTGAACAGAGGCTACGGGTTTGCCTGAGAAGAACGCCTCTAATGGGTCTCCAGTTGGTTGTGCCGGTTGTGTCGCCGTGCCATGCCGCTGCAACTCCGATTGAATGCTTTGTATGTCAGCCAACGCTCTTTTATGAGATGGAGAACCAGGCACATAGTCAGCCAAAGATGATTTAATCTGGGTTAAAGAATCTTGCAAATCTTTTACACCCATCATTTCTTGCGCAGTTGGTTGACCAACTTTTTTAGTGGGCGCAGGCGGCATTGATGGTGCAGCACCACCAAGGAATTGTTCTAAAGCATCCATTTACAAACTCCCTGTTGCCGACAGTTTTTTGATGTTCTGATATTTCTTTAGAAAATCTTGGTAGTCATTAGGATTAGGAAACAAACGATTCAATTCTGCTTTAAGTTTTGCAGGGTCAGTCGTGTCCCGTGTAATGTTCATGGCTTCAAAAATTTTGCTGTCAGCGTTAGCATTCCATGCCTGTTGATAAGCCTTAAGATTGTTGTCGCCAAACTTTTGTGCAAATTGCTGTGCGCCATTGGCTTGCATATCAAGGTTTGTCTGGTCAGCTTGAACCCTACGAGCAATTTTTGTCAATACATCTGGTGGTACTTTAATCGTTCCGTTAGCCACCGCCGCCATATCCAAACCAGCTACAGTACCGCCAACATTACCCATTGCCTTTGAGTTAGTAATAGCCATGTTTGCCAAGTCTTTAGCAAGCATATCGTATTTCTCACTACCGATAGACATACGAATTTTTTGCTCAATTTGTCCAGGAATGCCGCCTTTGTTAAAGTACAAATCGCTGCCGATTTTGTTGGCAGTGTCCATTACCTCTTGAACATTGCGTCGAGCCTGAGCCAATCCTGTCTGAGCAGACACCAGACTGTTACGGTATTCAGCGCCAGCGGCTTGATCTTTAGCTTCCGTTGGTTCGGGAATGTAAGGTTGTGCAGCATTACGGACGGGGTAAGGAACACGCATACCGGGCGCAACTTCAGTTCCCGCTGAAACAGCCGCAGGTTGATTACTTTGCAAACCTCCCGCAAGCCCAAGTTCAACATTCTGCGTTCCAAGACCAGGCGTAACCTTAACAGTGCGACCTTCAGGTGTAACTGTGGTTTGTGTTTGGTAAGTACCTGTTTGAGCAGCTTGGTCTAATCCTGCAACATGCCGTTGAATAAGATAAGAACGCAAAGCAGCAGGATTATTTTGTGCAACTTCTAAATAGGGTTGCATTATTGCGCTGGCTTGTTCTTCTGGAACGCCTGCTGCTTTAGCCTGAGTTTTACCAAAGTTTTCTACAAATTTAAGTAATTGATTTTTATCAACAGCTTCAGGATTTTTAGTGGCCTGCAAAACAATAGGGTCGTTAATTGCCCCAACATAACCATTGGAAATTATTTGTGCTTTCTTTTGTGCCAATCCTAATTTGGCGGCTTCAGAACCCGTTGCAGCAGTTTCAGCCTCGGAACCGGCTCTAGCAATTGTTGGAGCCAACGTGCCTTCTGCTGCCGCTGTTTCCGCTGTTTGCTTACGCAATGCCAATGGATTAATTTGTTGGGCTTGCTGAACGGCTAATTGTTTAGCTTGCAACTCTAATGGATTAATTTGTTGCGCTTGCTGATAGGCTTGCGCTCCGCGAGCAATATTTAGCATGTCGCCAATAGACGTTTGCTGCGGCGTTACCGATGGCATTGTTGGAAAAGAAAAGTCTGCCATGATTTATCCTAAAACTTGAGAAGCATCTTGGGGTGCGCCAATATTTATGGGATTTGCAGAATTTTGCGGTCTCAACATGGAATATAAGAATCCTGAATTTCCAATACTGTTAGCAACACCACCTTGTGCATTAGCCGCATTGATCTGACCAGCCCCTTGTGCCCCAGCAGCACCAATGCCAAGTTGACCAATGTTATTAGCAGTTTGAGTACCCAAAGTTTGAGCAGAACCTTGTGCGGTTTGACCGATGCCAGCAATGCCTGATAGACGATTAAAAATGTCTGTTTGTTGATTGCGCCAATTGTTCAGTGCATCCTGATAGCCATTTTTGGCATAATTTTCCGCAAACATGGTTTTAGCAAGATCGACATTTGAACCGGGACTAGAGACATTACCTTGCTGTGCAGTAGCGCCAAGACCTTGTTGCCGCATAAACTCATAGTTTGGAGCAAGGTTAGCATTCAAATCAGCAGGGCCAAACGTCTTTGTAAACTGCGGAAGCATTGTGTTGATTTGGTTTAACGCGCCGTAACCAGCTTCACGATATGGCTTTTGCTGTTCGTTTAACGTGTTAAACATCTGCATTTGCTGATCTGAAGCACGTTGAGCAGCTTGAGATTGCAAATCGGCAGCGTTTGAAGCAGCACTGGCTTGTTTACCACCGCTAAATAAATTTAACAGAGAACTACCGGCAATTGCCGTTCCTGTCGGGCCTAAAAAGGTTGCTGCGCCCTCTACTGCTGCCACAATCCAAGTCATATTATTCTCCAATCATTTCGTTTGCTGCTATTTTTAATTTATTTGAAGAATCAAAAAGTGCAGTCATATCTGGTTCAATCAATTCAGCCTCGATCTCATCAAGGTCGGTTAGATCAGTTCTGTGAATCGTAATGCCGATGGCATCAGTCACAGCCAGAGTTACCCGTTTAGTTCCAGGTTGACTTTCAATTGCGTCACCTGCTTTAAGATGTTTCATACCATTTTCAGTCCACGCAATTATCTCTCCTTTTGCGCATAAAAAGAAGTGCGGTTTCTTGTGAACTTTGCCGACAATTAACGTTCCTGCTGGACGGAATAGCTTTCGCATATACATTCCAGGGCTAAATTGATGTTCCGTCACCAAGTTTGCTGCTTGCGGCATAACAGACATTTCAGTCTGCAAGCGTTCAACTTGTTCACGGCTTACGTAATTCGGAATTTCTAAATCATTCATGCGACAACCCAAGCAGTACCGTTATCAAACACAGGACAAACCACAGTGCCACCACCAACAGGAGCAGCCAAAAAGGTAGGAGCCAAGGCGTTTGTTACCCAAGCCCTGCGCCCTTGTGTTCCCGCTGCTGGCAGGGTTGCTACGGTATATGCTACTCCAGCCCCTGTACCGCCATTAGCCACCGGCAAAATGCCACTTACTTGAGTAGTTAGGCTAACCCCACTGAGAGTGCCGCCCAGCGTTAAACTGCCTGAACTGGTGACGGTTCCACTTAATGTAATTCCATTTACAGTGCCAGTGCCACTTACGCTAGTTACTGTACCCACATAGGCATCATTTGATGTAATGGTGAAGTTGGGGTAAGTGCCGGTAACAGTAGTTGTTCCAGCGCCCGTAAGCACCACCGTTTTATCTGGCAGCGTATTGGTAATGGTGACATTTCCAGTAGCACTTGATACAGATATTCCTGTGCTTGCAATGGTGGACAAAACGCCTGTGTTAGCTAACGTAATTGTGCCTGAGCCATTTGCGACAGATATGCCAGCACCATAACCCAACGTATTTAGCGTGTATCCAGTTCCATTGCCAATAAGCAGTTGTCCATTTGATGGAACGGTTGTTATTCCTGTACCGCCAGACGTAACACCCAAAGCATTAGCGAGATTTGTAGTAATGAATGAAGGAGACATTAGCCACAGCAGCCAAGCCTGTGTAGGTCGTCCCGTAGTGGTATCAAGAAATGCCGAATACGGAATGTTAATGTTTGTGCTTGGCATTGTTGTTGCCATTAATTTTCTCCTGCGCTTGCTTTCAGTTCAGCAGAAACAATAACGGCTTTAACAGGGTCACTAATCACAACTTCAAAAATTCTATCTCGCGACCATCCCAAACGCCGCCAAAGCGCACGATTAGCATATTGGCCCATTTTTCCAATCGTTACCCAATGTTCATTAGACCAAGTGGAACCACCGTCATTAGACCAGCGCAACATTGCTTGCGGGTCATCACCTTGACCTGTTGTTAAACCAACGCCTGGTTGAAATTGAATTTGGAACGATTCAAAATATTGACGTTGCAGGTCTGTTGTCAAATGAGGCGCACGGCGCAATCTGCGAATAGTCGCACCATCTTCAGTGTATACATCATTCTGAATCATGTACAACTTGCCGTTTTCATAGTCGCCGACAATGTATTGGTTATTAAAAAAACATCCGCAATTAGAACGGTGGCGCTTATAAACTGCGAGGTCGGCATCCCAAGATAGCCATTTGTGCCATTGTTGAGTTGCTCCGTCATACACCCAAGTCAATCCATATTCGCCAACACTTGGAAACGTAAGCACATACATTTCATGACCTTCAATTTGGTAGGTATAAGCTACCGCATCGCTAGTAACATAATTTGTTATTGATTGTTCAACAGCATGAGTCGAGAACTTTTTGTATTCATAGTTAACCATTGCTTCAATTGTGGAATCACCGCGAGTGTCTTTACACACTGCCGCAAATGATGTGCCAAAACGTGCAACAGAAAAGGGTGCGCCAACGCCTGATTGAACGGTTGTGCCTGGAACCCTAGCGAATGGAAAGGTTGTAATTCCAGAAATGGTATTTCCTACATCAGTCCAAACTTCTGTAGTTACGTCTTTCAATAAATAAACTTGCCGACGATCAACGATAAGGCTAACGATGTTGTCAGGAAATCCATTAGCAGAGCCATATAAGGCTTGAGTTGATAAACTTGAATCTAAGTCAGTGCAAGCCCAATTAAACGTGCCTGGTTCGTTATAAACGTTATATCCGTCTATTGAATCAACAACAGTAGCACCTTGCCACGGGCCATCTGTGCTTGGCAGTGTTGTAAAAGTGTTGGTTGATTGAACCCAAGTATATCGATTTACACCGTCCACAATGTACACAGTCATGCCATCGTTAGTAACGTTGTCTGATATTGACACATAGCCGGTGCTGGTAGTTAATCCTCCGATTACCGTAGCAGTGTAACTATGGTCAACCTTGTAAACAGTTGAATTGGATACAGCAATCAAATAATCTTCGTTAGACAACGTATGTAGTCCACGCACTTCACCAGACACAAGCTGTGCAATCTTTACAAGACCTGGCGTTGGATACATCGCAACAACACCGCGCCCACCCTGTTGTTTAGTAGGGTCAATTTCGCAGAAGAAATTAATACATTCTTGTGCGTCTTGATAAATAGATGGTGCTTCGTAAGATGCGCCGACAAAACCAAAATCAGGCATATTTATCCTTTAACGGAATCCACCATCCATTATGAACCCAGCATCTTTAGCCTTACCCATCATCAACGAATCTGGGTAACGTGCCACCTGTGGCGGTTTCATATTTGTGCGTTTGATTGTTGATTTAGCTTGCGCTGCATAACTGCTAATCAAAGCAACTTGGGTTTGGTTAGATTTTCCATACATCGGCATTAATCGTTCAGCAAGACACCAGCGCAAAGCCATGTTATAGCCTTGTGGCAATGTGATTATGTCGTTAATGCTTTGAAATTGCCTAAAAATAGTTTGTGTAAATAAATGAAGTTCACCCTGAGATGGATTGGGGAAAACATACACCGTTCCAAGCGTTTCCGCTGGCATATAGTAGATCATCTTTGCCCATGGGCCGTTGAGTTGTTTAATGCCCAATGATTCATATTCTTCAAGGCTCAGAATCGCGACAGGATAGTCCAAATAACCGCCTGCAATGTTAGAGCCACCTTGTGTAGTTGCAACGCGAACAAAGGCCGATTCAATCGTTAATGGACGCTCATAGTAGGCTTTAACAGTAGTGCTTGCCACTGTTTGCGAAATGCTTACAGTGTAAGTGCCTGCTTCGTTGACGTTACCGCCAGCACCCGTTCCAAAGCCAACAATAGTTGTTCCAGGCGTAATACCTGTTCCCGTAAGGGTCATACCCATTGTGATGCCGCCGTAACTAATGCTTGTGACGGTTAGTGTGTTTCCAGAAATGGAACCGACGAATGTAGCGCCTACCGAGCCACCAGGCCCAAGCGTATATTGCACGGTGTTTTGCACGGTCTGAAAAATCAATTCGGTTCGATAAAAAACCATCATGTTTTCATTAGACCATTGCGCAACCATGTCGTTCAACATATCCAAACCGTCTTGCGCCTCATCCGCAGTTGGAACTTCACCAGCCGCCACCGCGCCAATGTCCTTCATTGCGCGAGTAATGATGTCAATTGCTTGGGTCATTTTGTTCCTTACGTCAATACGACTTTATTTTTTCTGCGAGTGTAAATGTAACGCTTCAATACTGAAGAAAAACTCCAACCTGCATTGTTTCCAGCGTTGACATTACTTGTTGCAAGCGCATCCCATGTAGCACCGCCCGTGGCATTGCTGTCTTTAATATTTAAGTACGTTACTGTATTTGTACCGCTTGCGTCACTAATAGTCGCTTGTGTACCAGAAGTTGTGCTTTGTAAATACTTTAAAGTTGTACCGCTTGTGACAAAAGAACCAACAGTGCTGGTCGTGCCTGCTGCAAGTTGCAGCGTACCATTTGTAAAAGTTAATGCACGAGTTGAACCTAACGTCAAAGCATCTTGACAGGCCCAAGTGCCGCCTACACCATTGAACGTAACAGGGAAGTCCATTGTCTTACCGTTACTGGTAATAGTATTCCCGCTGGATGTTGATCTAAACGTAAACGTATTAGCACCAGCAGATACGGTCATTCCCGTTGATAGGGTTAAACTACCGTAAATTTGTGTGGATATGTTGGTTAGCGTACCACTAAACCCAGTAAAGTTGTAGTTATTTACAATAAACGTAGATACGGGCGAAATAACATCAGTACCAGCCGTGATATTGAGATTAATCCTGTCTGGTGCTCCTGCTGTGCTAAATGCTCTAGTTCCTGTAGCGCCAGAGTATGTAGCATTTACAGTAGGTATTGTTGTATAGGTTAAGTTGGTAGAAACCCCTGTCTGCCAAATTGTTGTCGCGCTGCCTGTAAGGGTAAACGTACCTGTTCCGCTAGTAACAGTTCTCGCATTACTGTTGCTGGAATTAAATAATCCAATGGATAACGCATTGTTATTTAAATTTAATGTACCCGCAGTCAAAGTTAGAGTTCCAGCTTCTGTGCATAGCGTAGGACTTCCAGACAACAATAAAGTAATATCTGATTTATTGATTGTGGTACTTAATGAAACCGCAGTAGAAGCAACAGTGACTGTAGCCGATGTGCCTGAGTTAGCATCAAAAATAACTGTATCAATTGCTGTTGGGTTTGAAGAAGTAGCTGTACCGCCAGAAGTTAAAGCGAATTGTGTATTACCTGTTCCACTCCACGTTCCAGTTCCACCAACCCAATAGTAAGTTACAGGTGCTACAGGCGTGTAAGTAATAACAATAATGCCACCAGCACCAAGACCGCCTGTTGAGATTGTGGAAGATGCGCCGCCGCCGCCACCGCCGCCATACGAGCCGCCAGCACCACCCACAGTAGTTCCTGCGCCATCACCAGAGCCTCCACCGCCACCGCCTGAGTAAACAGATGTACCTGCACCACCAGCAGTGCCAGACGTGGCTGCAATACCGCCTGCTCCACCAGCACCCGCACCAGTGCCAGCAGTACCGCCTGTTGCCCCAGAACCTGCGCCGCCACCGTTACCACCGCCACCGCCGTTGCCTACTAGGGTGACGGTGTTTGTTGAGCCTGCGCCACCATTGCCATTAGGCCCCGCTGCACCTCCACCTCCACCACCTGCCGCAGTAGCATTTGTTCTTCCGCCTCCACCACTACCACCGTTTTGTTGAAGGGTAAGGTAAGAGACTGCATTTATTGACGCTCCTCCACCTACACCACCTGAACCAGCGGTTATTCCTGAAGCATTATTTCCAGTAGTTGCATATACCAAAGGCCCAATAACTGGAAACCCACAACCATCGTAAGACTGAGTACCTTGCCACAAATAAGAGCCGTTTGCCCCATAACCAAAGCTAGTCACATATCCAGCAGTATTAGATGCTTTTAAAGGTACATTGGTTGCTTTTATATAGCCACCACCTCCGCCACCACCACCTGACGCAGAGGCTGTTCCCGTTGCTCCATTGCCACCTGCTGCGTAAATCTCAATGGTATTAGCGGCATCATTCCAATCTGCTGGAAGATTCCACGTGCCAGAGCCGGTAAGAATTATTTGTGCCATTACGCTTTACTTCCTTGGTTTGGAATTATGTTTACGATGGTTGTACCGTCTTCCAAGGCTTCTATTTCGTGCGGTACATTAGCAGGCATTTCATGCATTATATTGTTAGCAATGACAAACGATTCTTCACCACAAGTAATTTTGCAAGAACCCGATTGGCAAATAGTTCCGTGAGCAAACGCATGAATGTGCATAGGCACACCCTCACCAATGTTGGCTTGGTAAATGTTAACTTCCACACCAGCATATTGTGCGTGTAACAAACGTTTTGCTGGAATCATTATTTTTCACTGATAGGTTGCGTTGTGATGATTCGCAGTAACGTGATAGCTACGCTAATAGCAATACCAGCGTACATCTGTTGTACAGGTGTTACTGGTAACAAAGCTACGTAGCCTTGGAGTACGGACAGCACCGCCAGTGCTAAAGCAAAGAGGACTGTGCGGGATTTTAGGAGTTGGAGTAACAGGGTCATGTTGATTAAATTTTATTAAGCAAGCGAAACTGGAGCACCAATTTGAAAATAAGTTGGAGAAACATATACAAATTCGACCAATTGCAAAGGTGCAAGTGCTACTGTTGCTCCACCAATAGTTCTCATATTAGCGTTTTTACTTACATTTACCGTACCAGAAGATGCGTTAATAATTGTAATTCTTTGACCGTCTACACCTTGAATAATCCCACCGGAAATTGTGCCTGCCGTAGATATGCTAAAAATATTAGCAGCAGTTGCATCTAAAGAAGTTGGAACGGTTTGAGTATTTGTTTTTTCACACAAAGGTACATTGAAATTAACGAATGTTTCGTTGATGCCAATTAATTGTGAACCCGTTGATTTAAGAACATCAATTCCTTTGCCAACTGGTGCAAAAATTTGACCTCGATATGAAATGTCATTTAAAGAAAAATCAAAATTGTAAGTATTTGATTTGGTAAATCTTACTCCTATGGCTGTACTTGGAATTCTTATTGCTACATTTTTGCAATTGTCATCAAAATGAATTCCAAATTCTTTGTAACAATCTTGATAAAATCTCCACCCAGCAAAAAATCTATTATCGCCTAATGTGTTTGTAGGTGTTTTTGTGGAAATTACAAGACCAGCAGTTTCTGGTTGATAAGTTCCACCAGACGCAATAACTATTCCCTTGGCAGTTGGAGAAGCATCAAAAGCAGTAATATTTGCATAGTTGTTGTTAATGTCAAATTCTGCTGAATAGGCTTGTGCTACACCTGAAACACCAGTATTAAGTTGACCAAGTCCAACAATACCCCATACCCGACCATTTGCAACACTAGCAATTCCTCGTCCATCTACTCCAACTGCATCAGTGGCTGTTCCAGCATAACCAGATGCAGGAGAATTTTTATAATTTACCCATCCGCAAACAGCCCATTTTCTTGTGGTTTCGTTAGATGCGGTTTCAGAATAATTTAAAGATTTGACAGAAAAAACATTTGGGGAAATACTTTCAGATAATGCAATAAACTGTTCAACAGGTAAAACTCCTGCACCACTTAACCAAGTTAATGAACCTTGAAAATTTACATTTGTTGGAACTGTGGGATTGCCACTTAATTTATATGTAGTTGCTGGCGGTGGCAAATATACATCACCATTAATACTAGCAGCATATGTAGCTGCATTGGTAAATGCCGCCGTGTCATCAGTAGTGCCATTGCCAGTAGCGCCAAAATCCATTACGCTTACAGTTTGCCTCAACTTGGCCTGCACCGTAGTCTGAACAGCCCCAGAACCTGCTGGCAAATAACCAACAAGAGAAGAACCAGATGATGCGGCAAAAGCAGCATAAATTCCACTTGAATTGCCAGTTACATTATCGTAAGTTCCAATAGTAATTCCAATAGATGTTTTTAAAACAAACTTATATGAAACAGAATCGGTTAACCAAATTTCTCCACCAGAAGAAACACGACCAGCCGAGTCTAGAACAATAGGATTGGAATGTGCAATGTTTCCCGCACTTGTTGTATATGCAGCTTGTGGCGTTGTAGTTCCAGCCGCATAAGTATAAACAAGACCGCCAGAAAGAATAATGCCAGTGTTGTCAAAAAATTGTGCACCAGCACCAGCCAACATTGAAAGATTGACGGTCATAATTTATCCTTAAATGCCTTCGCCTGGTGTGACCAACAGCGCATTTGCCGTGTCAGATTTAAGCCAAACATTCGGTGGGAAAGACAAGACTTCAATTGAACCAGCAAGAAAACCAACAATGTTAGTAACAGGGCTTCCAGCGGTTGGTGCTGCTACCGTTCCAACAGAAACTGATGCGCCCAATGGGTCTGCTGCTTTAAAACCTAGATAAACAGTGCCGCTGGTGATGTTGACGATTCGGTAAGAAACGGCGTAAACGTTGTCTTGTGTTTTAACTTGAACGTCAGAAGTTGATACAAGATAAGTTTGGCCTTTGGGCGTAAATGCGTTTACGGTAGACATAATGCTCCTTGGAGATTTTGCAAATTATATGCTTTAAAAGAAAAAAAGCCACCTCTTGCGAGAGTGGCCTTTTTAGGGTTTCATGCCGTTTTAAGGCAGGAATGTCAGGTCGTAACCGTAGATGAATACATCAGCAGTTGCGGCTGCACCTTGGGCGGTTGTATTGCGAATGTACAGGTATTGGCCTGTTACCGCATCAGTTGACGATGCAGCAGTATTCACAACTTTAGCCGCCGTGGTAGCGCCGGTAAGGGCGGTTGCAGAGAGTACAGCAGTACCGCCAGCAGCAGGTGCGGTGTAAACCGCAACTTGAGCCGTGGTCAAGCTGACGCTTGCGTTAGTTACCAAAACATAAGCCACGCTGACACGACCTGAAACTAGGATTTGTGCAACGGTATCGGCTACGCTGTTAAGGTTAACCGATTGTGCCGAACCGATCAAGCGAATTGCCTGATTGCTAGACAGTTGAATCGGGTGGTTGGTCGTGGTGCTTGCTGCGCCTGGATTAGCCATGATAGTTTCCTTTCTTTATGGGTTTAAGAAGCCACTCGGCAAGCCAACTCAGTATACAGAGGCGCCCAACCGTACAGTACATCAACGCGAGTCGGGATGGAATCGTTGTTGATGGTGTACTGACGAACAATACGCATCGAGAGGCCCAAGTCCTTATCAGAAGCACGACCAGCGAACACTACGCCATCAGGCAAGTCCAGATCAGCCGTAGCCAGCGTAAATGCGTTTTTGTGCATCACGATGTTCTGCGGAGATACTGCACCAGCTTGGTTGAACGGGGTCACAGCAGAAGCGCCAGGGCTAGTGATAGACACGTTCTGGAACTGACCAGCGGAGATAACAGCAGGGCTAACGGTGACGGCATTTCCGCTGATAGCGGTAACGACGAAATTGCGCAGCTTGTTGCTACCGTAGGCTTGACGGTTTTGTGGGTTGACAGCATACACACCAGCGATAGTGAAAGTATCACCAACCAGAGGCGTGAAAGTGCCGGTCTTGGACAGCGTCAAAGACGATGTTTGTGCCCAACCAGAAGTCAAAATGCCGGTATCAGTGCTGGTGTTGATAGTCGCAGTACCCGAATACGAACCGAAAGTTTGAGCAGAAATATTCTGATCCATTTTCCAGTTCATGCCAGCAGAATCGCGGCCCATCATGCCTTTGCTGAATTGTGCGCCGATTTTATCGCTAGGCACAAACAGACCCTTCAAGCTGTCCACAATCGTTGCGCCGGTGAACGGCTCAATAATGCACGAACGGCGACCATCGCGAGGCGCACCCTCAGCATCCAAGTAGGCTTGGGCAGTCAGGTATGTCAACAGCGAAGTGGGAGGCGAACCGGCAGTACCGACGATATTGGCGGTATTGAGTTTAGCCATCGTAGTGCCGTCAAAGTCGATCTTATTCGCCACAGCAGCCACGGCAGGCTTCAGAACGCGATCAGAGAAAGCGTCCAGGCTCAGTGCCAAGTCTTGAGTGGTGAATTGGGTATCAACGTGGAACTGTGTTGACAGGGTAACAGGCACGCTCGTTTCGTTGAAGTCTTCAACGTTCAAAGCAGGGCCAGTAGTGCCGATAAAGCGTCCAGGACGACGAACGTTCAGGGTCGCACCGATCTTTGCGCCGGTAACAGCGAATTGATCGTCATAGTTGCGCATGACTTCAGAGGAGAAAGTCAACTCATTTTCCAAGACCATCAACGCTTCGTTGGTAATCATGGAGATGGTAAGCAGGTTATTG